TGCAGGTTTATTATCAGCATCTTTGGATTCAACTGATGTTAATGATATCGAAGCAGTATTTGGAACAACTCCATTTGGTTCTAAAAAACCTTATGTATATGGTTTCTTCAAAAATGCTACTATGACATTTGATGCAAATGTATCAGCATCAGTAACTGTGTTAGGAAATCAATCATTCGCATTTGATGCACAAGAGGCACAAACTCCAATGATTCAATCACAAACTATTAGTGGTGAAAGATTCTCATTATTCCAATTTGAAACATTAGGTGTTGGTAACGCAGCAAATACTAAAGTTAAAGTTGGTATTACAAATATTAAATCAGCAGGTAGTGTAAATGGTACTGATTATGGTACATTCACAGTAGTTGTTAGAGAGTTTGCTGATACAAACAAAAAGAAGATTGTATTAGAAACATTCTCTAATGTAAATTTAGACCCTAACTCTCCTAACTATATCTCAAGAGTAATTGGAGATAGAAAATTATCAATTGATTCAACTGGTAAAATTTCTGAAGCAGGTGATTGGGTAAATAACTCAAAATATGTTAGAATTGCAAACTTAAACGAAGGAGCACCTATACAGGCAGTACCTTTCGGACACGCAGCTTATACATTACCTATTTCAGCATCAACATTAATAGGTGCAAAAATACCAACAGCAACATTGATAACTGCATCAGCAACTCAATATGGTGGTATCGATTTAGATAACAATACTGATAACTTATTTTACGCTAAACCAATTCCAACAGGAGCAGGTGTAGGTTCTAATTCAGTATTTGGTTTAGATGCATCAAATGGTGGTACATTATCAGTAGGTTCAACGGCAGCACAATTCGTTGTAGCATTCCAAGAAGGTTTTGATGGTATGAATCCAGCAACTCCTATCTACAAAGGTTCTGATATTATCGCAGGTAACTCACAAGGTTTCAACTTAGCAACTTCAACAGCAAGTGGTTCGGTAGCATATAGTAGAGCAATTGCAGCATTATCAAACGCAGATGAATTTGATATCAATATGGTTGTAACTCCAGGTGTTGTAAGAAGATTACACACTTCAGTAGCAACGGAAGTATTGGATATGGTTGAACAAAGAAATGATTGTTTCTATATTATGGATACAAACGCATTTACTGATTCAATCGCACAAGCAAACACACAAGCACAAGCTATCGATTCAAATATGGCAGCAACTTATTACCCTTGGGTTAAGACAATTGATGTTAATACTAATAAGTTAATCGCAGTACCACCATCAGTATTATTACCTGGAGTATTTGCAGCTAACGATAGAGTAGCAGCTGAGTGGTTCGCTCCGGCAGGTTTGAATAGAGGTGGTTTATTAGGAGCAGTAAGTGTTCAAAATAGATTAACTCAATCAGAAAAAGATTCTTTATACGAAAACAAAGTAAACCCAATCGTACAATTTCCTGGACAAGGTATTGTAGTATTCGGACAAAAAACTTTACAAGATAAGCCATCTGCATTAGATAGAATCAATGTAAGAAGATTATTATTGACTGTTAGAAAGTATATCGCATCTACTTCTCGTTACTTAGTGTTCGAACAAAACACAGCAACAACAAGAAATAGATTCTTAAACATCGTTAATCCTTATTTAGAATCAATCCAACAAAGACAAGGTTTGTACGCATTCCGTGTTATAATGGATGATACTAATAACACTCCTGATGTAATTGATAGAAACATTATGAAAGGTTCTATCTTCTTACAACCAACTAAGACAGCTGAATTCATTCAAATTGATTTCAACATCTTACCAACTGGAGCAGCTTTTAACGGATAATTTAGAAATTAGATATTTATAATAGAAACAATTAAATAGACAAAAAGATGCCAGAAGTATTAGAGTTTGACAAAATGTTTTATACGAACTTCGAACCAAAATTGGGTAACCGATTTATTATGGAAATCGATGGTATAGAATCATATATGATAAAAACAGCAGCTAGACCAACATTCACTTCAGAAATAGTTGAACTAGACCATATAAATGTAAAGAGAAAGATTAAAGGAAAATCCAATTGGGATGATTTAGAAATCACTCTTTATGACCCAATCGTTCCATCAGGCGCACAGCAAGTGATGGAGTGGGTAAGACAATCTCACGAATCATTAACAGGTAGAGATGGATACGCAGCTTTCTATAAGAAAGATGTTACATTCTACTTATTAGGACCAGTGGGTGACAAAGTTGAACAATGGACTCTTAAAGGAGCATTCATTTCTTCAGCAAACTTCGGTGAATTGGATTGGGCTTCAAATGACCCACTTTCTATATCTTTAACTTTAACATTTGACTACGCAATTCTTGAGTACTAATCTCTAATTGTAAACTTTAAAATAACCAAAAAGGGGGTGTAGAAATACATCCCTTTTTTATGCCTTATTTAGAATGATTCCAAATTTTAAAAATAATTGACAAAAAGCTTGACTTTTAGCGTAAAATGTAGTATATTTACTATGTAATAAAACGATAAAGATATGGAAAACGAAGAAATTGTTGCGATGAATGTGGTTGAGTATGTTGATTTCTTAATTGCGATGGCAGAGTTCAACGGGCATAATGACCCCCACAAAACCAATTGGGATTATTGGGCTTGGCATGGATTAGTGAGTGAAACTCGATATAGTGAGGCAACTCTGGCATTAGATTTAAGAGGTATACACTCTTGGCAGTTTAATTATTAAAATTTTTATAGTGTTTAGTAGAAAGGAGGACAGAAATGTTCTCCTTTTTTGTTTTATATATACTTATATACAAACATTAAGTTATTATTATTATGGAACAACAAAAAATTGAACAACAAGTTACAAGAGGATTGGGTAGTACTCCAATTCAAACACAAAAGAATTTCCCATTCCCTACTGAAACAATAAGTTTACCATCTAAAGGATTGGTATACCCTGAAAGTAATCCACTATCATCTGGTGAAATTACAATAAAGTTATTGACAGCTAAAGAAGAAGATATCTTAACTTCTACTAATTTAATTAGAAAAGGAGTCGTTATAGACAGATTATTAGATTCAATTGTTGTGGATTCAGGTGTTAAGCCTGGTGATTTAGTAATTGGCGATAAAAACGCTATATTAGTAGCTACCAGAGTATTAGCATACGGACCGGAATACAATGTAACAATTACAGACCCCAACGAAAACGAACCAGTTGATGTAGCGGTTGATATGTCAAAGTTAAAAATCAAAGAAATTAATGAGGAATTGTTAAATAGACAAAATGAATATGAATTCATGTTACCTAAAGGACAGACTCCTATTAAATTTAAATTACTTACTCATGCTGATGAATTAGCTATCAATAAAGATATTGAAGCTAGTGAAAAAACATTAAAGCAAGGTAACGAGGTAACTACTCGTTTGAGAAGAATTATTATCGAAGTTAATGGTAATAGAGATATTGGTTATATCAGCAATTATGTAGTAAACCAACTACAAGCAGCTGATTCAAGAGCTCTAAGAAAATATATCCAAACATTAACTCCCGATGTTGATTTAACTTTTGAATATAAATCCCCTTTTACTGGTGAGACGGAGGCTCTCCGAATCCCTATGGGGCTTGACTTTTTTTACCCTGCCGACTAACTACGGAATTGTTTTACACAAACAAATATTTAGTTTAATTTATAATTCAAATGGTGGGTTCAATTGGCATGATGTTTATTTTATGCCAGTTAAACTAAGAGAATTCTATTGGAAAGAATTATTGAAATCAAAAGAATCCGAAGCCAAAGTATATGAGGATGCCTCTCGTAAAAACGCATCTCCAAAATCAAATTCAGTAAGAAGGAAATAAAAAACTATATTTTATATTTATTGATATAGATTTTAATAATGGCAAGACGCAATCGGACTACATCTTCGGGTAATAATACTCCTTTAGAAAGAAGTATAGGTACTCTTAATGAAAACTTAACAAGGTTTGATAGGAGTATTGAAGTATTAACTCGTAGTATAGGTACATTCCAAGAATCAGTAGGTACATTTAACGAAACTACAACTACTCAAAGTAGAGGTGGTGGTAGAGCTGGTGGTAGAACTCCAACACCTTCAAGAAGAAGTCCTGCAGCAGCTAGAAGCGCTAGGCAGATGGATAGGTTCAATAAAGATGCTTCTAAATTAGGAATGGGTAAGCTTAATGATTTTACCAACAATGTCTTTGGTAAAAGAGCTACTATGAAGATGAATAAGAGTATTGCCAAAGGAATGGGATATCTTAAAGCACCGGGTGGTGGAGGTGGAACTGCCGGTATGATGGGTAAGGCTATGGGTGGATTGGGTAGCTTAGCAGGTGGTGTACTTAGAATGGCCGGCCCTATTGGGGCAATTGCAAGTGTGGCTAAAATGGCATTTGATTTTTGGGATAGTGGTGGTGTAGCCAAATTGAAGGTTGGTGCAAAGATGCTTACCGGAAATAAAATGATGGGGCAGGATGATATTGCCAATGTTCAAAAAGATTTAGAGGGTACTGAGCAAATGCGTAAATTAAACGCAGAGTACAACTATAAAGTCCCAATGCAATTAAGACAGCAGGCGGGAGATGATATGCTCAACTATAATAAGAGTTTAGAGCAAGATAAATTAAATTATGACCAAGGATTAGTTAAAGATAAATTAGATTATCAATTAGGATTAACTAAAGATGCATTAAATTTCCAATTCCAACAGGCAATGGAAACATTAGATGCTGAATTATCTAAAAGAAAAGATATACAAGCATCTGGAATGAGTTTTATTAGTAAATATTCTAGTATTTCTGAAAGAGCACTTAAAGCAATTGGTTCTTCTACTAAACAAATCATAGAGGGTATTGGTAAATTCCAATCAGTATTTGGTGGTAGTGTAAAAGATAGTTTTAAATTAAACGAAAATGCAGCAGGATTAGCATATCACTTTGGAGGCTCAGCCGATGATGTGATGAATATGACTAATATGTTCAGATTGATGGGTAAAACATCAGGTGAAACTGCACAAAATTTAATTGCCGGAATAACTCAATTTGCAAATCTAAATAACTTAGCACCACAAGCAATCTTCAATCAAATAAAAGATGCAGGTGAGGATATATACAAATTTAGTAATGGAACAGCTGAAAACTTTGTAAAACAAGCTGGATTATTAACTAAAATGAGTGTATCAATGAGCCAGATGACAAAAGCATCTGATTCAATGGTATTGAACTATAAAGATAGTATGAAAGCTGAGATGAGTTTATCAGCTATGTTAGGTAAAAATGTAAACTTATCAGAAGTAAGAGCTAAATTGATGGCTGGAGACCAAGCAGGTGGTGCACAAGCACTTAAATCTGCTTTAGGTGGAGTTGATATCAATACAATGAACGCATTCCAAAAGCAAGCATTAACACAAGCTACCGGAATGGATATATCTGCATTGATGGGATTACAGCAAGGTAAAGGTGGTGAATTGACGGGAGAATTAAAAGCAGAAAAGAATAAAGGTAAAGCATTTGCTGATGGAGCACTTTCACAAGACATTTCAAACGCTGGTGCTAAACTTAAAATGGAGCAGGAGCAAAGAGCTAAACTATTAGCAGTTGAGCAAAGACAGAGAATGATAATGTTAACTTTGGAACAAGCTCAAAGATTAGATGGTGTATTCTTAGAACAAAAGTATAGAGCAATAATTGCTGAAAAAGGTTACAAAGATGCAAAAGAAGCAATGGCTGTTGATATGATAGCTGAACAAGCCGCTAATTTTGGTTCAAATTTAATGTCAGGCACATCATCATCTTTAAATAGTGCCGGTTTAAAAGATGCAGCTGTAATAAAAACATATACGGATAGTATTGCTGGAGTAGATAATAGTTTGACTAATTTAATAAGTAGTGGAGCTATCAAAGGTACTGATATGAGATTAGCAGATTATCTTACTAAAAAGGATGAGATTCTTTCTAATGTAGGTAAGCAAACACCGGAAGATATTAAAAAAGCTATAACTGAAGCATACACAAGTATGTTTGCTAAAGAAGAAAAAGCTAGACAAGAAGCCTTCCAACTACAAAAAGCAAGAGAAGAAAACATAGCTAAGCAAATTGTAAAATCACAAGGAACTGGTGGTGATTTTGTAGATTATAAAGAGAGATATAAAGTTACGCAAGCTGAAATAGATTCAGCAAAAATGTTGTTAAATCAACAAAAAGAAACACACTACGCATCAGCTGGAATGGGTGGAGCATATTCGTATGAAACTACGAAATACTCTATGAATGATAAGGCAGTGGTAGCTGCCAAAGTTGACCCTTCCGCACAAGCTGTAAAAGTTGACCCAGCAGCACAAGTAAAAGTTGCAACCGATGGTAATAAGCCTGTTGTAGATGTAGTTGCTACCAAT